ACGGGTGACCTTTGCACGCTTGCTGAGGCCAGGGCGTTCCTTGAGCTGCCCGTTGCTGACACCGCACGCGACTCGCTGATCACAACAACGATTGCTGCGGTTAGTAAAGCGATTCATGAGTACACGCAGCGCGAGCTTTACCCTGCCGGCACTGCTACGCGCGTTTTTAAGTTGCCGCTTGGCAATTTCATCATGCCGCTTACGCCACACGACTTGCGGGCCGTTACGTCAATCACGTTGCATGCTGACGAAACTGGTCTTGTTCTTACTGCCGCGGATTATCAAACGCAACCTGTACTGAATCCTGACGGCATGTATTCAGCAGTTCAATTCAGCAATCAGCTTGCCGAACTCTTCAACAGCGACTCGGCCAGATACTTCGGTTACTCGAGGGTAACGATCGTTGGCACGTGGGGACCAGTGAGCATCCCTGTCGACGTCAAGCAGGCTTGCGTGGTGTCCGTTGCTGCAGCGATGCGCAGGGATGTCGTAAACCTTGACTTGGGTGATGTGTTGAGTGATCCGCGTGAGCTTGGGCCCGATCGCCCAACGAACTACGCGCTGCCGGCCGCGGCGCTTCGTTTGCTGAGCCCTTACCGCCGTGTTGGGCTGTTGTGACAACCGCGACGTATAAGAGCACGGCGCCAGCGTTCAAAGCCGCCCTTTACACCGCCCTAGCCGCCAATAGTGATTTGGCTGATGTAACGGTGTCGTATGGCGCACCAATTACGGGGCCACGTGAGTTCATTGCGCTCGCTGACATTAGTGGGCAGCAGGAGTTTGCAGCATTGGGGAAGCTCACGAAAGAAGAAACGTACACATTGGACGTGTATGTGAGCGTCGTTCGGGAGGGCAATCAGCAGCAGCAATGCACCGAAAGGTGCTTTGAGCTTGCAGCTGAGCTTGAGGACTACCTGCGGGCTAATCCTACGGTTGGTGGGACGGTGCGTATCGCGCAGCTCAGTGCCCCTTTTCAGCTCGAGGAGTTTGCGGGCGACACGGCAAGGCAATCAATCCTCACGCTCGGCGTTGAGGCAGCAGCGAGGATCTAATGAAAGTTAAATACGTGGGGCCGCAGTCACAAATCTACATTCCGCATCACGAAATTGAGTTTCAAGTGGAGCGCGACGGCGTGGTTGACGTGCCGGCTGAGCTTGCAACAGAACTACTAAAGCGACCTGACTTTGAGGTTGCGCAACCAAAGAAAAAGGCCGCGAAGGCCACTAAGGAGAATGAGTAATGGCTATTCGGTCAGGTTTGGCAGCACAGATTGGTATTGGTGTTGAAACAACGGTTGGTACCGCTGTGACACCCACACGCTTCTATGAGTTCAATGATGAGTCGATCGCGCAAACGATTGAGCGCATTGAATCTGAGGGACTTCGCACAGGTAATCGTGTGCTTCGTAGCGATCGTTACGCTTCAGGTCAGAAGGCCATTGAGGGCTCGTTTTCAATGGACATGACTGCTGACAACACTGCGATCCTGTTTAAGCACGCTCTTGGTGCTGTTGCAACCGCTGGCAGCTATACGCACACGTGTACGATGTCTGACCCGTTTGGGTTGGGATTGACGATTGAGGTTGGTCGCCCAGGAAATGACGGGACCGTGCGCGCGTTCACGTATGCCGGCTGCAAAATCAACTCGCTTGATTTGTCCGTCAGTGTTGGTGAGCTGCTCAGTGCTGAGTTTGGTGTCATTGGTACGACTGCTGAAACGATTGGTTCGGTCACGGCCGCATCGTACGCTTCAAGCCTTGAGCTGCTGCATTTCGCTGGTGCCGCAATCACTGTTGCTGGCGTCGCGTACCCTTGCAAGGACTTCAGCCTATCCGTGAACAACGGTTTGACTGGTGACAGGTTTGTGCTTGGTTCGCAGCTTGCGCAGCAGCCGATCGCGGCAAGTATGGCTGAGGTTACGGGCTCACTGACCGCTGAGTTTGTTGACGCAACGGCTTACAACCGTGTGATCAATGCTACCCACGCAGCTGTTGTCGCCACGTTTACTGATTCGTCGGCTGACACGATCACCGTTACTGTTCCTGTTGCCCGTTTTGATGGTGATACACCGTCGGTTGGTGGGCCGGACATCCTTGATCAGACCTTGAGTTTCAAGGGCTTGTTCAATGGTACTGATTCGCCTGTGACGATTGCTGTTAAGAACGGTGACAGCTCACCGTAATGAAAAGCACGGGTGACCTTGTTGTCATTGAAGGCTTCGCGGAGTTCAGACGTGATTTGAAGCGTTTAAATCCTGAGCTTGAGAAGGAATTGAAGGTTGGGCTTAAGAGCATGGGTGGCATCGCGGCGAGGTCTGCCGCTGATGTTGCCATGTTCAAGTTCAAGAAGAACACGCCTGGGCGTGGTATTGCCGCGATGTTGCGTAAGCCTGGTGCTGTTGGTGTGCAAGCTAAATCCGTGACCGTTGTTGCTAAAGCTATCCGCAAACACGAAGGCACGAAGGTGTCGGTTGGTCAAAGCCGAAGGCGCAAATCACGCTACTTCGGTCAGGACTTTCCGTACCCGTTGGTGCATGAGTACGGCGGTCGATCGGGCGGCAATGCCCTCGGGCCGCGCGCGTTCCTGCATCCAGGCGTTGACAAGGCCACGCCCGAGGTTATGCATGAGCTTGGTGAAGTGATTGACAAAACAGCTCGCAAAGCGGGCTTCAAATAGGGGGTTGCTGTGGCCGTTATTAAGTGTCCTGCCGGCGAGTTTCCAATGCCGGAAGAGTTCACGTTTCGTGAAATGCGTGACATTAAGCGCATGACGGGCTTGTTGCCTGGTCAAATTGAGGAAGCAATGGGGCAAGGTGACCTTGACGTGGTTGTTGCGTTAGTGGTTGTGTCCGCTAATCGTGCCGGTAAGGAGCTCAGTGAGGAAACTGTGCTTGATTGGGACACGGACGCGATTGAGTGGCTTGATGATCCTAAGCCAGTTAAGAAGGTTGCGGACCCTACGAAAGCCTAACTGCTCGTCATTTGTGGACGCCGACCGTTGCCCGCGTCTATGGGGTTAGGCCGTGGGAAATGGATGAGTTGTTGATGAGTGAGTTGATGGCAATGGCTGATGATTTGAAAAAGATTGGGAAGGAGCAAAGTGGCCGTCACTAAGAATCTCAATCTCAAAATTACTGCTGACGCCCGCGATGCGGAGAAGGGCTTTAAGAAGGCAACTACTGCTAGTGATCGCTTTGGGCGCAGTGTTTCAAAGATGCCTGGTGGTAAGCACTTTAGCTCGATTGGTAAGGGTGCTTTGGGTGCCGCTGCGGGGTTTGGTGCGATTGCTATTGCTGGCAATGAGATCAGTAAGAGCATTAGTACGACGATGGGGTTGGCTAAGGCTACGCGCACGTTGCAGCGCGCTACTGGTTTGGCGGCTGAGGATGCTTCGCAGCTTGCCGCAGTGCTGCAGCAGCGTGGTATTGACGCAACGAAGTCGGGTCGGGCGTTCACTACGTTGGCTCGGCAGACTCGAGCGGCTGCTGACGGTAGTGAAACAGCTAGCAAGATGTTTAAGGAGCTTGGTGTTTCGCAGGCAGCAATTAAGTCTGGTGACGTCACCGCAATTTTGACGCAGGCTAGTGATGGCTTTAATAGGCTTGGTGATGGTCAGGCTAAGGCCGCGATCGCGCAGCAGTTGTTTGGTAAGGGCGCTAAGGACATCATTCCGTTGCTTGAGGGTGGTTCTAAGGCGCTTAGGGAGCAGTTGGGGCTTGCGCCGCAGATGAGTCAGGCGCAGGTGACGTCGAGCCTTAAAATGGTTGGGGCGCAGCGTGAAATTAATACGGCAATGATGGCTGTGCGTGTCACGTTGGGTACGGCACTTATGCCGTTGCTGAGTAAGGGCGCTACTGATGTTGCGAAGTTTGTGACGCAGATGCGTACGGGTAAGGGTGCTGGCGGCGAGTTTGCCGCAAAACTCAAAGCTATTTATGAGTCCGCTAAGCCTGCGTTGAAGACGTTGCTTGATGTTGCTAAGGCCGTCTTTAACTTTGCTGCGAACAATCCTGGCGTTGTCAAGCTGGTTGCTTCGCTTGCTGCTGTTGGGTTGGCCGTCAAGGCAATCAGGTTTACCAGCAAGCTGACTGGCATTAGTGAGTTCTTGGGTGCTGGCCGAACGGCAATGAAAGCGTTTAAAGGCATCTTCGCGCGTGCCGGCGCACAAGCTGGTGCTTCAGCAATGACTTCTGCCGCCACAACCGCTGCTGATCAGGCAGCTGCTGGTGTTATGACGGCGGGTGGTCGAGGCGCAAAGTTTAAGGGCTCAGGCAAGGGGCTCGGCAAAATCATTGGTAAGGGCATTGCGGCCGGCGTTATTGCGGGCATCATTGTTTTCGGCCCTGATCTTGCTAAGGCCGTGAATCGTTGGTTTGAAGACAACGTGCCTGACGTGATTAAGAAGTTGTTGAACTTTGGGTTGGGTGGCGGTTCTCCGTTTGGTGATCCTGGCCCAATTAAGGGTGTTGGTAATGCGAGCGCTAAGGGCGCGACCGCTAAAGGCGCGTCAATGGTTAAGCGTGCTAGTGGTAATCAGTACGCGGGCTTCCTGCCTGACCCGTTGACGGGTGGCCCTGGGCTCGAGCCGCAGCTTGCTGATGCTGAAAAGCGTGCAGGTAAGTTGCAAGGGCAGCTTGAGTCTGCGATCACTAAGGCTGGGTCTAAGATTAGTGCGGGCGAAAAGAAACGCATTAACGAGCTTAAGAACTTGGTGCGTGGCGCTAATAGTGCTGTTGCTGGGTTGCAAACGAAGATGGGGCGTAGGGACGCGTTGCTTGAGGTTCGTGATCAGATGCGCTCGTTTGTTGATGATGCCGTGTCGGCTTATGGTGCGGGTCTTGAGAAGATTGCGCAAACCTCGTTTGATAACGCTAACAAGAGTGCGCAGGGCGAACTTAATGCTGCGCTGAAGTCCTTTGATGAGCAGTACGGCAATTCACCGCAGGCTGTTCGGTTGCGTGAGTTGCGGGCACGGCAGGAAACTGATGTGCGTGCCGGCCAGGACAAGGTGTATTCGGATGAGCGTGCTGATCTTGAGGCGCAGCTTAGTCGAGCGATTAGGAATGGGCGTACTACGCAGCAGCGTGAGTTGAACGCACAGATTTTGGTGTTGGATCAGGCGCGTGCTGATGTGTTGCGGCAGCGTGAGATTGATGCGTTGTCGTTGAGTTTGACGGCTGAGCGTGATAATGCAACGAGCGTGTATGACGCTAAGGTTGCTGCCGCTGAGGCCGCGTATAACAATGCGGTTGCGGTGAACGACAATTTGGTTGCGAATTATCAGGCGTCGTTGAATCAGCAGACCGCGGCGTTGTTTGCGCAGCTTGAGGGCAACAAGATCACGTATAAGGCTTACATTGATGCGTTGAATGCTATGGGTGGTGGCTTTCAATCGCCGGTTAACCCGAGCCCAGGAACTGAAACGGGAGTTGGAAACAAGCCAGCGCCAGCGCCAGCGCCAGCGCAATCAATTAATCAGCGGGTACAAACGTTCTTAAAGACCATTAAGGCCGGCACCGCAAAAAATCCAAAGATTGTTAAGGCTTCGCAGATTGCTACGGGAACGGGCATGTCGTTTGCTGAGGCTTGGGGCGCCGGTAATCCAACTTCACCACAGGGCAAAAAATTCATTGCGCAGGGGTACAAAGTAAGTAAGGCCGTATCGGGGGGCATGCTTCGCCCTGGCTCACTAACCCTTGTTGGTGAAACGGGCCCTGAGCTCGTGATGGGCGGCAAGGTTACGTCAGCTACACGTACGGCAAGTATGGGTGCGCAGGGCGGCATGAACATTACAATCAACGCTACGGGCGCCGCCGCTAATGATCCCGCGTTGCTTGCCCGCGAACTTGGTTGGCAGCTGAGCACGCGATGATCAGCACTATTACGTTCACGCCCTCGGGCGGCTCACCAATCACCATTCATGCTGTGACGATTGGTTCAACGGCTGTTGTGACGCGTGCTGAGGGGCTGCAGGGCTCACCACCTATTCGTGAGGTAAAAACCGTTAAGGGGCAGCAGTCAGGCGCTTACATTCGCTCAAAGTACGTTGATGCTCGCTCAATAACCCTTGAGGGTGAGATCATTGGGTCAAGCATCGAGGATTCGTTTGACAAGTTTGATGCGATCGCTAACGGTTTCATGCAAAGCATTAACACGCCTGGCCTGCTGAAGTGGACGCGTGACACGAGCGGGCAGGCGTTGCAAATTGATTGCCAGCTTCAATCGTTGTCTCCCCTGGTGCTAACTAATGGCGGCAACATGCTGCAGTATCAGGTGACGTTAGTGGCCGCTAATCCACGTGTGCTTGATCAGTCTGAAACGACAAGCAACTCAAGTGTCATTACTGATCCTGCCGTGGGGGCAACCGCATCGTTTACAAACAATGGGTCGATGCCTACTGCGCAAAAAATGCGTGTCTATGGTGCGATTACCGCCCCCGTGTTGCGTTTGGTAACGGGTGCGGGCTTGACGTTTACGGGCACGGTTGCTGACGGCAATTACCTTGAGATTGACGTTTTGAATCGTACCGTGAAAACGAATGGGACAACGAACTCGTTGAGTACGTTGACTGCTTCGGTGTCTGATTGGTTTGAGTTGCCGGCGGGTACTTCGACGGTGAAGTTGACGGGCTCAGGGAGTGTTAGTGCAAATACGAAACTGCAATTGATTTATCGCTCGGCTTGGGCGTAAGGAGCTGTTAAATGGAACGCAATCGCCGCGGGCAGTTTGTCCCAGGCGCCGTTCCGTTCAACAAGAAGCAGCACTTGCGAAAGGTATGTCCTGCCTGCGACACGGTGTTCTTTGTGAAGCCGTCGCTTGATCGGGTTGTTCATTGCTCACGTAGCTGCGCGCGGGTTGGCAAGCCAAGCGGGATGAAGGGGCGAACCGCGTCTGCTGAAACTCGGGCTAAGCAAAGCGCCGCGAAGATGGGTAATGGTGGGCCAAAGCATTGGAATTACAAGCACGGCAAACGATCGCAGCACGGGTCGGTTGCGTTACGCGATTGGCGTCGGCTTGTGTTTGAGCGCGACGGGTATGCGTGCTTGCGTTGTGGGGTCGTTGGTGGGTTGCTAGAGGCTCATCACGTTAAGGGTTGGGCTAAGTTTCCTGAGCTTCGTTTTGAGCTGTCTAATGGGCGCACATTGTGTGTGCAATGTCATGGCGTTGAAGATCATTTCCGCGCACGATTTCTAAAGGTTGGTGGTTAAAATCGCAGACAATATCGCAATCACTGCTGGTTCGGGTACGTCTGTGGCGACGGATCAGAACGGGTCTGATCACGTCCAGATTATGAAGGTGACGTATGGTGCTGACGGGTCGTTTACGTTGGTTTCGCCGTCTAATCCGTTTCCCGTGTCGGTCACGTCGGCGAATACGACGGTTACGGATGGTCGTAAGGTTGTGACGACGGCCGGCACTAGGGTTGCCCTTGCTTCGTCGACGGCGTGTAAGGAGGTTGTGATTACTGCTGAGACTGATAACACGGGCATTGTTGCGGTTGGGGCCGCGGGCACTGTGATTGCTGCCCTGGCTACTCGGACGGGTGTTCCGTTGAATGCTGGGGATTCGATTGTGTTGCAGACCGATAACCTTGCGGATGTTGGGCTTGATTCAACTGTGTCTGGTGATGGTGTGACGTTTATGGCGTTTAGCTAATGGCGGGCGTATCGAGGGTTGGCGTCACCAACTCGTTTCTGTCTGCGTCCTCTCAAACAACCGCGACTGGCGCGCTCAGTGGTGATCTTATTTACACGCAGGCTACCGTCACGCTGACGGCTGGCGTTTGGAGAGTGACGGCGACTGCTGGCGTGCTAAACGCAACGAGCGGTGATGATACGTGGGTTTCGGTCTATAATCGAACCACGTCAGCCCTTGTTGCAGGCTCCTACGGCACGACGTTTTTCGCGTCAAATAGTACGCGCGGCTGGGGGCAGTCTTTTCCCGTTACGGTTACGGTTACTACAACCGCTGATTTTTGCCCGCAGGTGCATCGCAACGCCGCCTCAACAATAAGCGTCCAAAAGGTTGGAAACTCTATCGCGGGCGGCATTAGCGCAATCAGGATTAGCTAAAGGGGGCATTGAATGGCATCTGTTACTAGGGCGGCTAAGGCTGCCGCAACATTCGTTACAACACTTCCAAGCTCACCAACGGACGGGCAAGAAGTGTTCTATCAGTCCACCACCGCCGGCACGGGGGGGGGGGCTACTAACACGATGGCTGATGTCGGTGCCGTGTGGCACCTTCGCTATCGGTCGGCAGCTTCGGGAAGTTATAAGTGGGAGGCTGTGGGCGCGGCGCCAATTGCCGTTGATTCATTGGGCGAAGTGAACGGCGCAACTCTCGCGGCAACAACATTTGCCGACCTTTCAACAGCTATAAAAATGACCGCCCCGCTTGCTGGAGACTATTTCGTTCAAGCGCAAGCAAGCCTTTACTATGGTGACGCTGCAACAGCGTGGCTGGGGATCAAAGTTGGAACAACCGAACCGACGCAAACCACGAACACCACCGCTGTCATAAAGAACGCAGCTCAATACGATCAACTTAGTTTGGGGCGCTTAATCACCGCAGCAGCGAGCGACGTTATCAGCTTGCGCTTTCGCTCAAGCGTTGCTCAAACGGTTTCCGCCTACCGGCAGGGCGCTGGGTTCAGCATCAGACCTATAAGGGTTGGTTAAGAAGGAGGCAGTATGAGTTTGCTACTGCTACTCCAAAGCGAATACGCCGACAGTTTCCAATCACAAATCATTGAGGAAACCCTCGGCCTCGGCACAGCACCGCAAGAATGGACATTCATTCTCGCAGACAAAAACGGCTCGTTCACCGACATTCTTGACCCAGCAATCATTGACTGCAACCTCCAATACCAACGCTCAAAACCAACAACCGCAACAATCACGCTGCAAGGCGAAGACGACCGCGCCTACGCAATCATTTCAGCCTTGACAACCACCAGGCCGCTGATGTACGCGTACCGTGACGGCGTACTTGAGTTCGCGGGCTTCATTAGCAGCATTCGTGAAATGGGTGATGAGGACCTCGGCATGAGCGTCATCTTTACCGACGCGCTCGGCGTTCTTGCCTACCGCCTAACAGACCCAGGTTTCGAAGTGTACGACGAAACAACCACCAACCTGATTGCGGGCACATTAACTGAGGGCCTTTGTCTTGTTGATCAGGCAAACAGCACGGCGATCGTTACGGCCGGCGTTATTACTAGGACGGCTGTTGCAACGGGGTTGACGGCTACGGCTGCGACAACGGGCTTTGCGATTGACACGTTTGCAACGAGTCGTGATCGTGTGCTTGACAAGATCATTGAGATTAGTGAGCTCACAAATGGGCCGGATTTGCGTGTGACGCCCGTGGCGGGCTCGAGCACGTTTGGGACGCTTGAGGTTGGCACGCTGTATCAGGGGCTAACGGTTGGCGCGTACTTTGGTTACGGGGAAGGCACCGTCGCTAATCTCACGAGTTTTGATTGGGAGATTCAGCCGCCAGCAACGCGTGTTACTTGCGTTGGTAACGATTGCGAAGGGTCCAGCACCGTCAACGCTGCGGTAACGACTGCTGAAGCAATAGTGGGCGTGTGGCAAACCGTCATTACGAACAATGACATCACTGAGGAATCAGACGCCGTTGATGCAGCAAATGCGGCAATGCGACTTGATTGGCAAACAGTAGTGAACTTCTCGCCCGAGCCGTCAGTGACGCCCCGCGTGCTTCGTGACTACACAATTGGCGACCTCGTTAATGTTCGTGCCGATCGCGGCAGTTTGCTTTACAACGGCACGTTGCGCGTTTCAAGCATTGGCATCAGAATTGATGACAGTGGTTTTGAAGTTGCGCACCAAATTGAATGTGAAGCTGGGGGCCCTGGTGCCACGCAGCAGCTCATGCAAAATCAGATCAGTGCAACGTATGACACGGTGTCGGCCACAAATGGGTTGCGGGGTAGCTTCGCGTAATGGCTGAAATTAACAGTAGTGGTGATCTAATTGCTTCGCTAACAGACACTGAGCGCCGTTTAAAGCGTGTTGAGCGGCAGCTCGTTGTGCCACGCACTGACGTTTCGGTTGTTGCGACAAGCCAAACAACAACGAGCGCTACTGCGGCTGCTTTAACGACCGCTGACACGGTAACAATTGTTGCGTCCCTAACGTGCCTGATTCACGTTTACTTTGAGGTGATGGCATCAACAACATCGGGCACGCTAAGCGTCTATGTGCGCGACCATGACGCAGCTAACGGGGCGGGGGTCAACACGGTTGCTGCACAAAGCTCAAGCGCAACGCCAGGCAACATTGCGCCGTCCGACGTTGCCGCAGGCGTGAGTGTTCCTTACGGGAATTACATGACGTTTGCAAACACGCCTAAGTGGGACACGCAAATTGGCAAACACACATTCAGCCTTCGTTACTCAACTACCGCAGGAACCGCCACGTTCTACAACCGCAAGCTGTTCGCTTGGGTTCAACCGTTCTAAGGAGCATGATGACCGACACAACCGACAAGCGCTTAGCGAAAATTGAGGCAACGCT